GTGAATCCTTTTACAACTTTACCTGCCATTTTATCCTCCACATCTTTCTTTTCGATGCCCTCTTAGAGCAGCACGTTTACGAACTTTAGTTCTCTTCATTCCTTTTTTAATACTGCCTCCACGATACATCGCCTCTACAGAATCAGGGTCTTCTGGATACTCATAAGAAATATCCATATCTCCACCTGTAAATGGATTTCTAACTATTGTATCTTTCTCAGAAAAATCACCACTTTTAAATCCACCAAACATAGCATCTAAAATGCTTTTACGTTTTTTACCAGTTGTTACAGTTTTACCATCAGGATCATATCCTTCGGCTGCATCTGTCTCAGGTTGATATTTAATAGGCTCACGTTTTTTAGTAGTAACATCTCTAAAAATATTTTTTGATGGTTTCTTTTTAGGAAATGGTTTCGTTTTAGGAAGAGGTGCAACTACTTCTTTACGTTTAACTGGTGTTGTAACATTTTTTAATTGCTTTGAAAAAGGTTTATATTTTGATCCAGACCAAGCCTCAACATTTCCTCGTTCAGATGCTAGAGTATCACTAATATTTCTAGGTTTTTTCTTAACAACTTTTGTTGCTAGTTGTTCAGGCAATAAGGAACGACCAGTCGTCGGCTTTGGTGTTTTAGCTTTCTTAGAAGTAGAACTAACTGGTTTAGCTGCAGCCTTTGATATAAGGCTAGGTGGTGTTGGAGGTAACTTTGAGGCTTTCTTTGTTTTCTTTCTTTTCTTAAACTTTGAAATAGATTCTACAGTTTTTGATAAAGAAGACTTTGGCTTCGTCTTTTTCTTATTTTTCTTTACATCAAGAAAAGCGTTTTTTTCTGCAGGTTTAGTTTTGCCCACAGGCTTCTTTTTTGCTTTTGCTAATTTAGCTTTTAACACTCTAATTCTTTTTTGTGCAGCTTTACGAGGAAGACTTCCCTGCGCCGTATTTGCTAGATTGTTTTCATAAACAGCTATTTGATTTTTAAGATTTTTAATAACCTGTGGTTCAGCCATAATATTAGTCCTCTATTTTAAAAGACTTGCCCTGCTGATAGTCCTCTTCAACTACAACATCTTGAGGCTTTCCTGTTACGGCTGGCCCCTTACGTGCGGCACCAAAACCTTGTCCAGTAGGTCTTCCTACAATTTCATCAAGGTTGTGAGGACGCTTAATTAGTGTATGTGGTCCTACCATATTACTTCCCCTTAGTATATTTTCTGTAGAAGTACCAAGCACCTATTGCAATAACACCAATAATTGCTAGGCTAATTCCTAACATACTATCTTCTTGTGCTGGTACAACTTCTACTTTAGCAGGTTGTTCTACAACTGCTACTGTTTTTTTATCCATTATGATCTCCTCTTTCTACGTTTCTTTGCTATTCTTTTACCTTTTTGTGCCATTTCTGCCATTTTCTTAGGACCATATTTATTACGACCTATAAATGCTGCAAGGGCTTTAGGATTTTTTGCTCCACCTTTTTTTAGTTTTGCTGTAAGAGCTTTAAAGTTAGCTCCACTTGCCTTTCGTTTTTTAGGTGCTTTCATAACTTGCTGTCTTGCACTTGATCTAGTAATCATCAGGTCTTGGTGAGTAAATTGCTTTTATAAGATCATTACCATTAAGCATACTACCGCCTATACTACGATAGAGTACTTTACCACCACCTTTTTTTCCTTGACTCCTAACAGAACTTCTCATACTCGCTGCTGGATCAGGTATTCCAGTTTGTCTAGTTTTATAAGGTGACTCTGATTTTCTAGTTGTTATGGGTTTACCAGAAGTATCGTAAACTGTTTTCTTTCCAGTTCCTTTTTTAGCTTTTACAACTTTCTTTTTCTTTTTAGTTTTCTTCTTTGAATGTCTAACAACTCCAGAAGCATCTTTAGTGGGTCCACCTAAAATTTCTTGTATTTGAGCAGGACTTAAACCCTGCATCCAATCAGCTTTAGCTACTTTCTTTTTGCCACCATAAGAACCTTTTGTACTTATAGGATGTGTAGGACCACCTTTTTTACGGCCTAAAACTTTACCTCTCCTAGATGTTCTTTGTTCTTTATTTTTTTGTCGTGCAGCTTTCTTTGGTCCTAATTCTAACATAGCTTGAATCTCCCTAGCTTTTGCAGATTTTCCTTTTGCTTTTAAACTTGATACTGCTTGTTTTTGTTGATTTAGTGTAGGCTTAAAATTTCCTATAATTTCACCATCATTTAAAAATGCTTGAACAGGGTCTCTTTTATCTTCTTTTTTAACTTTTGTACCTGATAAAGCAGCCTTTAATCTTTTTTTCTTACCAGGCTTTGCTCTAGTTTCTGAAGCAGATTTACGAGCTTTGTCTGTAGCTTTAATATCCTGTGCTTCCATTTTATTATAAGCGGCTTTAGCTTGGTTTCTTATCTTTAAAGTTTCCCCTTCTCTTGCTAGTTTTGCAAGCTTTGCTTTTGCTTTTCCTCTATCTCTTGCTCCTTTTGAAGCTTGATCTCGTACAAAATTATTAATAGTTAAACCACCTATAGTAACTTTCTCACCTTTTGTACCTACATCTCTAGCTGTTCTAGCTCCTACACCACCTCTATAATCACTAGAACCAGGATCAAGTCTTGCACCTTCAGCTTCTCCTTTACGTTTAGGTAAGCCTCCTTTTTCAAACTTACCCCTTCCTGCTCCTGTTGTATCACTAAAAATATTTTGAATTGGTTTTTTACGTTTTCTAGTTCTTGGTTTAGGTTTAGGGCTAACTAATTTTTTTCCTAGTTTTATTAAGCCACCACCATATCGTTTTACTGTTTTATCTTTTGTTCCTGTATAAGGAATTATTAAATTTTCTAGTAATGTATCTATTCCACCATAAGAATCTTTTTGAGATTTTTTTCTAATTCCTTTTTTATTTTCAATTATTTTTTTCTTAACTGCAGCCTGTTTCTTTTTATTAACACCACGCTTTGCCTTTTTAGCTTTTCGTTGAGCTTCTAGTTGAAGACCTTTTAATGCTTTTCTTTTTTGAGCTTTTGGGTTAAATTCTGTTCCTTCCATAAGTTTCTCGAACCTCTTGTTGCTTTTATCCAGACGCTGTTTTTCCTTTGCAGATAGAGGTTTAGAAGTAGCTTTCCTCCTACTTCGCTTTGGACCTGGACCTTTAGTTGCGCTCAAAACTTTTTTTATTCCCTTTGCTAACATTTTAACTTGCTCCCTGTATTAATGTGTCTGGGCCGCCAGCAGGAGAAGCTGCTTGAGCCATATCATCCTGTCTTGTGCGTCTTGCTTGATTACGTAATGATTCTATAGAACTTTGATATTGGCCCTGCCATGTTTGAAGAGTGTTCCAATCTTTCATATACATAGTAGCTTCCATCATACATCCAGCAAATAAAGCATCATAACAATATTCACTAAAGTAATTAGAAGTAGTTACACTCGTACCTGTTGCTGAAGCAAGCGCAAGGGGCTGAGACTGAGTTTTTATTACTGCAGTTACTACAGATGCAGGAGTTGGCACAATTTTAATTTGTGTATTGTTACGCCGTGTGTAGTATCTTGGCGTTCCTGTAGAAGCACTAACAGGCCAGTAGTCTTCTACATATTCTGTAGTTCTTGGAAGAAGATTAGTAACTGTTGTACCAGTACTAACTTTATAATTTACGTTACGAACAATTCTTGTTCTATCACTAAGTGTTACATCTGCAGCATTTCCAGATGATACTGAAACTGTTGTATATTCATCTAAACCAAAATCATCTAAGTCTCTTATCATACGAAACTCTGTACGTTTTACAAACGCAGAGACTTGTGCAGAAAACTCAGTAGCATCGTTTTCCGTTGTATTAATGACATCAGTTTTAAGATAAGAAAAATTAGGCATGATTAGCCAAGCATTGCTGTAAGAACACAACCGTCCGTAGGACCAGAAACACTTACAACACCATAAACTGCAACTCCAAGTTCTCCAATATAAATATCACTAGCTTCGTTTGCAGCTACTTGAAATTTAATTGCAGTTCCTTCTGCAGTCTTATTTGTAATTTGTCTTTGTCCTTTAATAGAATAAGAACCAGCAGCAGTTGCCAACGCATGTATTGCAACAATACGAGTAGTACTTGGAAGATTAGCGTCAGCCGTTCCATTACTACCGACAGTTGTATCATCGTCTACATACTTTAATACGGCATCCCCTGTGGCTATAGCAACTTTAATATTAGTTGACATGACCTCTCCTTTTTAGTAAATAGAAGAGAGGTAGCATTACACTACCCCTCTCTATCGTTTTATTATCCAGCACTTCCGAACCAACCACGCCAATCAGAGACACCGAAGCTATAACGCTCCCTTGCCTTGAAACGAAGGTTTCCAGTATCGAAATCTGGCTCCATCTTGGTCTGAAGTGGAGAACGAACAAACATCTTTGTTCCATTCGGCACGTCAGTTTTCACAAACCACGCATCAGTATCAGTGAATCGACGGTTAATGAAGTACCCTTCAGGGACCATACCCATGTGACGAGTAGCATTGATAGCATTCGTGTTAGGGTTAGCTTGTGCTGCACTCGTTTGAGTGTTACCAGGACTGCTAAGTACACGATCTGCTACTGCCCAATAGTCAACAGGGATGTGCAAAGAAACCGCAGACGCACCAATCAGAATACCACGATCATCTTTGATCTTCTGAATAGATGTTAGTGCAGTTTCAAGAGTTGATTCCGCAAGGTCAGACGCAGCCAAAAGGTTGGACTGATTCCCATCAGAAATCGTTGGGTGAGCCGCAGAGAAGAATGCAGCACCGTCACCAATGGTATCAGAGAAACCATTGTTGTAGATGTTTGCAGCTTTCACCTGTTTGGTATTCGCCATTGCTCGTGCAAGACCTTTCGCACGAAGTTTGGCAAACGTGTCATACAGGTTATCTTCCATTGCTTCTTCGGTAACAGCAAAAGCAAGCGCAACAGTCTCAGCAGTATACCGAGCCGTGTAGCTTTCTTGTGCGTCATCGTAAGAAACAGCAGAACCCTCACCTTTAGTAGGTGCAGTACCGAAACCAGTGAAGAGGACTTCTTCTTCAAAGGCACGATCTGAGTTTTCTACTTCAAAAAGAGGCTCATGCTCATTGTTCACCTCTCCATACTCCATTCCAAATACGGCATTAAGACCTGGAAGGAGTTCTTTGCTAATACTAGCTCTGTTAATAGCCATGATTATCCCTCCTTATTATGCCGAAGAAGCCGTAG